ACCAAAGCCGGTGCAGCCAAAACTCATTTGAAAGGAATCCGCATGATTTCCGCCATCTTCCTCCCCCGGCTCGACAACCCAGACATGCTGCTGTGCGACCTGCAGGCAACGGCGCTGCAGGCACTGCGTGCCGGGCTGCGTCTCTACACCGATGGCCAGCGCTGGGCAATGCTGCCTCGCCCGCGGCCGGGCTGGATGCTCTTTGTGGGAGGTCACGACAAATGCGCCGTCTGATCATCGCCAGCCGCCTCTATCGTGACCGCATCCTGCGCTTGTCCTGGCACTCGGCATGGCGCATCGCTGGGGAAATGGCATGAAACAAATCATGATCGACATCGAGACCATGGGGCAAACGCCGAGCGCGCCCATTATTGCCATTGGCGCGTGCGAGGTCTGCGCGCTCCCGGAGACCTTTTACAAGGTCGTCAATCTGGAAAGTGCCTGCGATGCGGGCGGCGTCATTGATCCGGCGACGGTGCTGTGGTGGCTGCGGCAAAACAAATTGGCGCGTGATGAATTCATGCCCGGTGCTGGCGATGAATTGCCGGACGTGCTGCACTCCTTTTACCGCTGGCTTGAGAAGATTTGCCCGGATCGCGATCAGTTGATCGTTTGGGCGAACGGCGCCAGTTTTGACTTCCCCATTCTGGCCGAATCATTCCGGCGCTGTGGCATGCCGCGACCCTGGCATTTCTGGAACGAGCGCGATTACCGCACGATGAAGGCAATGCACCCCCATCTGAAGGCCGACCGCAGCCGCGAGGCGCACAACGCGCTTAACGATGCCTTGATGCAGGCCGAACACTTGAACTGGCTGTTGCATCGGCAATGGCAGCTTGAAACGGGGGATTGCTGACATGGCGCTGGGTGATCTGCACATGACAAAAGCCCCGGCGCCGGACTACGCCGCGCTGCATTGCAGCGGCCAGGGATGCCCGCACAGCAAAAAGATGTCGATGGTACGCGTTGAGGATGACCTGTACCGCAACGTTACGGTGATTCCTTGCCAGCACCACCACAACACCGGCGCGCCGGCCGCTTTCTGGGCGCGCCTCAACCAAGACGGCACTTGTCCGCATTTTGAAGAAATGAATCCATGAGTCATGAATATATCGACAGCGCAAAACGCATCAATTTTGAAAAGCTGTCAAATCTTGTCGCCGAGCGCATCTATGTGCTGCAGGAATATGTCAAAGCGGCCGACCGCAACGACCAAACGCATGATGCCATTTGCCGCGATCTGGTCATGCCCTGCATTGGCCTGCTGGCGCGCTTTATTGAGGCGGTGAACATGAGCGCCGAGGAAGTCTCCGAATAATGGTCACGCTAACGCCCTATGGCCTGCGCCTGGCCATTCTGGAAGGCCAGCACGCCGAAGAATGCCGGATACAAGCCAGCCTGCAGCCATTGCTTGAAGCCAAGGCGCGTGAGGCGATTTTGCTGGCGCGCCGTATCGAGGCATCAGCCCAGCGACGGCTGGAGATAGAGGCGGAAATGACCGCGATCCTGAACGAAAGGCGCGCCGCATGAAGCGCATCACCCGCCGCCAGGCACGCGCATGGCTGGCGCCGATGCGCCAGTGCTTTACGCAGATGAAATGCGGCGAGGTGGATTCCATTCGCGGCTATGCCGTTACCCGCCTGAATGATGAGGATGAATACACCAGGATTGACTGGTGCATTGCCGGATTTCGCGGGCTGATTGAACGACTTTGCCCGGAAATTGACATCAAGCCATTGGCCAGCATTGAAAAAAAGCTTGCCGCCGGCGTGGCCATGACCGTTTCGGAAATCGATGCTGCGCTTGCCGTATTCCGGCGCTGCGAGGATGCCCTGTTGCGCCACAGCATCGCCGCCGTTAAGAGCGCAGTTTTGACCGAGCAGATTGTGATTGAAATTGAAAGGGGAGCGCATGAGCGCATTTAATCGACAGGAAGGCGGCAGCCATTACAAGGACATGCCGATTCAGCCGGTGGAATTCATCCATAAAAACGGCATCGGATTTTGCGAAGGCGCCGCCATCAAATACCTGTGCCGCTGGCGCGCCAAAGGCGGCATCGAGGATTTGCACAAAGCAAAGCATTTCATCGACCTGCTACTGGAAATGGAAGGGGTGGAAGGATGACCGAAACCGCAATCCTCGAAAAACTGGACGACCTGATTGCTGTCCTGAAAAGGCCATCCGTGCCGGCTGACCGTGTGCTGTGGGATTCTGCGCAGGCAGGCGCTTACCTTGGAATCAGCAGCCGGCACTTTGCCGAGCGCATAGCCTGCAAGCCTGATTTCCCGCGCGCGATCCGGCTGGCGGAAATCAAAGGCGGCCTGCGCTGGAAGGCTGAGGAGGTGATGGAGTGGGCGGAATCGCGGCAAGAGAAGAGGGCGGCATGACTACCGGATTCGACGAATACTGGCGCGAGATAGTGCAGGCCGGCAAAACGAAACGATTTTTGGTTTTCAGAACGGCAAACAGCCGGAATTATCTGTGCATTTGCGCGGCGAGAGATCAGGCGCACGCGCTCAAAATCGCCGCGCAGCAGTTCCGGCTCGATTCGACAGCTTACGCACTGGAGGAATAAATGGCATACATACCACCGAAAGCAAAGCGCCAATATCAACGGGCTTTGTGGGAGAAAAAGAAAGACGGAACAAAAGGAAGACTGGTTGTTCACGACTGCGCCAAATGCAAAAAGACATTCGACGGCACAGAACCCGGCGCTTGGTTTGAGCGTGCCGACCAGCGCGGCGTGTGGGTTTGGGTGTGCAGCGAATGTCGGTAAAAATTCTGACCATGTTGCGTGAGTGGCAGGCCATCAAACAGGCTCATGCACTGCATTTCGCCGGGTCTGCTGAAGCCGATGCTGCGCTGGCGGTAAGCCGCCGCAGCCAGAAGAAGTAACGAAGAACGACGACCGTAACCTGCGGTCGGCTTGACCAACCTGTTAGAACGCAAAAAGGAGTAGCGATGAGGGGAGCAGGGCGAAAGCCCTCACCACCGATGCTCAAGAAGGAGCCGATTTCGGTGAAGCTGCCGAAATGGCTGATTGAGTGGATGGATTCGCAGCCTAAAAGCCGCGCAGTGTTGATGGAAAACGCGATGCGCAAGCAGTACGGGCTGGAACCACCAGAAGTGGCATAACGCCGGAGATAACCCGTCGCAGCCCAATGGGCGAACAATGTAGTAAATTGGCGGGTTTCAGGCGTGTTGCGTGCAGATGTGTGCACAATTATGCGCCTATACATACCCCTTCACAGCGATTCAATCGTTGAATGTGGCGCGATTGTGTCGCTCAATTTTTAGGCAATTCTGCGCCAATTGCAGCAGCGCGGCACTGATAGTAAATTCCGGCGACTTCTACCAGTTTTGCACTGGTCGCGCCGAAGGAATCATTTTGCAACGGTGTCAATTCTGGGCAGTTTGAGATTACCAGCGCTCGATCCGGTAAGGGCGGCATTGACGGACAGCAAGCCGAGAGCAGAATGGCGGCAATCCAAATAAACGGGCTTTTCATAGATTTCCTTTTCGAGCGTTTGCCGGATGGTCGTGTTGTTCACTTTGATTTTTGCAATCTCGGCAGCAGTTCCGATGGCGGCGGCTTCTTGGGTTTGCTTGATAGCCAGATCAATTTTCGCCGAATTGCCCTCTGATACATTGTAGCCATGCCGATACCCTCCCCAGAATGCACCACCGCATGAAATAATCAGCGCCAGGATTGCGCAGATAATCACTGTCGGACTCGGTATCATTTATTGACCTCCGCTGATAACGCGATCAGTTGCGCAGACAAGAACCACAGGCCGCTGGCGATCTTGTAGCCTGTCCATGTGTATTTCACAGCCTCGCCTAGCACTGCGACGTGCCAGCCGAGTGGCAGAAATGCCGTGGCAATGTGGTCATCGTCATTCATTCGCAGCCTTTCAGAAACATTTCGCGCTCTTGCGCCCGCCGCTTGACCAATCCTGGCAACACTCTGCCGCCTGCGCGATTCCATTTTGTAAATTCATTGGCCGCGCCAAGACAATCGCCAGCGTTAAGTTTTTTCACTAGCGTCGATTTACAGAATGCCGAACCACCGACATTGAAGGCGAAGGAAACAAGGGCATCGTACTGGCTCTGCGTAATCGGATGGTGAGTGCATCTTGCAACCGACGCACCGGCTGCGGTCAAGTCCTCTTTCAGTAACTCCTGACACTCGCTCAGCGTCTTTTTCTGCCCGATCCTGACTGCTTTGGTGTGGCCTGTGCATATTGTTGGCACTCCTATAGGATCGAGGTAAGCCTCTGGCTTTGTGCCTTCGTGGCGCATCACGAACAGGACGCCGGCTGTTGATACGGCCAGCGCTGAGGCAATTAGCCTAGTCCTCATCAATCGTCACCCCGTCAAACTTGGCTCGAGCCTCGGCCAATATGTAAGCCTTGCGGCGGTAATACCAATTGACCAGCGTGGTTACAATTGCGGCAACAATTCCCGCACATGCCGCCCAATCGGAAACCGTCATTGACAGAAAGACCGCACTGCCGGCTGTGCCATA